TCGGCAGTTCGGGGCCGCGCGGCGTAAGTATTCCCTGGAACCTGGTTCCGTGGGCAACACCCTGAGGTTTGCCGTTGTGGGCGACACGCACTGGGGGTCCCTGTACGAACGGCTGGATGCGTTCCTCGCCTTCATGCGCATGTGCGAACGGGAGGGGATCCGGGAGGTGTACCATTGCGGGGACGTGCTGGACGGGCACGGCATCTACAAGGGCCAGGCCTTTGAGCAGTATGCCAATGGCGCCGCCAAGCAATTGGAAGTGTTCGCTGAGAAGGTGCCCCGGTTCAAGGGGGTCCAGGTCTACTTCATCATGGGCAACCATGACCTGTCATACAAGAAGCTTGTCGGGATGAACATTGGAAAAGCTATCGAGGACCTGAATCCTGACTGGCACTATCTCGGCGAGGACTCCGCCCTGGTCAAGATGAAGACGCAGAACGGCCGCACGTTCAACCTGTCCCTGGTCCATCCGGGCGGGGGCTCGGCCTACGCCCTGTGTTTTGACCCAGAAACAGAGATACTTACTGAGACGCGAGGGTGGAAGTTTTTTCGGGAGCTGTCTCCTGACGACCGGGTGGGCACACTGAACCGAAACACGATGGCGTTTGAGTGGCAGAAGCCAACAGAATACACGGATCTTCCCTACGAGGGGGAGATGCTCAGCTTCTCTGCCCGGAGTTTTGACTTGCTGGTTACCCCTGGGCATCGTATGTTTGTTAGTCGGTATCCTACCCAGATTTTAAGGAACCGGCATTCGGCGGGAAACCTCAGGCATCCCGAAAAGAGCCACCGTCGGTTGGACTTGTCTTGGGGATTTTGTCTGGCTGGCGATCTGCGGTCGGCGCGAAGGCAGGAATGGCAGATGACCCGCTGTGCGGAATCTTGGATAGGAACCACTCCTGAGATGGTTGAAATGCCCCGGAGGGAGCCAAAAAAATATGCCTCTTATAATATAAAACATTTTGGCAGTCTCCCCATTGAGGACGTGGCAGAGTTAATTGCCTGGTATGTGACTGAGGGTTCCATCACAAAATCAGGGAAGCAGTTGACCATAAGCCAGAGTCGTCGGGTGAATCCGGGGTATCACGAGCAGATACTGGATTTATTTCGTCGGTTGGGTTTTCCAGGCGTGAGGGGGCGGGGACGGGACAACAAGGACATAACGGTTTGCTCAGTTGAGTTGTGTGATTGGCTTCTGTCTCAGTGTGGTCGGGGGTCTGCCCATAAGTTTTTACCCGCGTGGCTAAAGGCCTGTGATGTTTCTATTCTAGAGACAGTTCTTGACACAATGGTGGCAGGTGACGGCTGGGACAATGGCAAGAGTTTTTGCTACAAGAGCATCAGTAAACAGCTTAGGGATGATTTTTCCGAGATTGCTATAAAGTTAGGCTACGGGATAACCGAAGGGGGAAACAGTATCTCGGTAAGTACGGTGCAAAAGCATCCTACGATTAACGCGCCTCCGCAGTCAGTGAATTTTTCCGGCCGGATATATTGTGTGTCGGTTCCAAATTCCGTTGTGTTGGTTCGGAGAAACGGAAAAGCAGTTTTCAGTGGTAACAGTTATCATCTGCAGAAACATGTCGAGGCGTTGTCGGGTGGGCAGAAGCCGGACTGCGTGTTCCTGGGCCACTATCACAAGTCCCTCTGGCTTCCGGCCTACCGCAACGTGGAGAGTTTCCTGTGCGGCACGTTCCAGAGCCAGACGCCGTTCATGGCCGGCCGCAACCTGGCTGCCATGCTGGGCGGGTGGGTCGTGGAGTCGACCGTAATGCCGCGGGAGAGCCTGAGCCGGTCCATCAAGGCCGAGTTTCATTCGTTCTTTGAGCCGGTTGGGTAGGGGTTACTGAGCGGTGTTTTGTCACGAAAAATAGTCATTATTCAAATTCGCATGGTCATTAAACAATCTTCAGCCGATGTGGGCGATAGATAATATCAAAAAAAGCAATAAGATTATTGACAGGAAATGTGCATGAACAAATCTGTAAAGAAATACAAAAAGGGGGATGCGCTCTATGAGGATTTTATTGGGGAATCTCGTGGTAGAAAACTCGTATATTGTGAACGTTGTGAGCAATGGATGGCACCATCAGGGATCCACACGTGCCATGATGCCAAGGCCGAACGGAGTGCGCGGAAGGTTGCAGAAAGCGACACTTTGTGTCGTCCTATGCAAACGGTAACACCAAACAATTGTGCGGTTAAACCATTCAAGGAGTTAGAGATGACCGATAAGCAACAATGTCAAATGATCGAGGACTTCGCCAACGAGTCGTCCGTGGCACAAGGCGGCCACATCAAGGTAACGGTTTGTGAATACTCCACGCGCTTTCAACCGAAGGATGGGTATGGCAGTTTCAAACACGAGGACAGCAAGTTCCTCGACGAGATATTGACCGGGGCGAGCCATTTCATGTATTGGCTCCGACGCGAAGGGTACGTGATTAAGAAGGCCAAAGTTACAAGCAAGGCGTTAAAAGAATAGGGTCAGTTTGGTAACATATGAGATACCATTGCACCTGTGGAAAATTAACAGCTGTCGTTAAGTCCGGCTCGCACATTCGTCGTGGTTCTGTGATTGTTTGCCGTGAATGCCTGGTGCAGTTCCAGGCGGCCCACGACACTGCTAAAAAGATCATGTCTGAGATGCGAGAGGACACGGTGATCGAGGACTTGCTTGGAAAATTTGGGATGGGGAGGGGAACATGAAAGCTGTCCTGACTTTTCAGTTGCCCGAGGAAGCCGTTGAACATCGTCAAGCGCTTGACGGGCCGGCGTGGGAAAGCGTCGTTTTTGCGGTAGATCAGTTTTGCCGTAATACCCTGAAGTACGGCCACGAGATTCAGACGGCGGACAGTGTCTTTGAAAACATCCGTGAAAAGATCCAAAGCGAGATAGAGGACGGCGGGTTGCCGTTTTCGCCGTGAGGAGATCGTATGAGAAAGGTATCTTCTGAAACGCTGTCGGGCATTCAGCTTCGACCTTACCAGCCTTCCGCAACAGCCCTTAAGTTTCATGCCTCGAATGCGTTCTTCCGGGGAGTTCGGGGCCCATTCGGCAGTGGCAAGTCAAGCATGTGTTGCATTGAGATTCTGAGTCGGGCTTTCGAGCAAAAGCCTTTCCACGGAATTCGGAAATCCCGTTGGGTGGCTATGAGAAATTCGTATCCCGAGTTGACCATGACTACGATCAAGACGTTCATGTCCTGGCTTCCGGGAGAGATTGCTCCCGTACGAGAGAGTGTCCCCATGCAGTCTCACCTAGTCTGCGGTCTGCAGGATGGTACGTCTGTCGACCTCACGGTAATTTTTCTTTCTTTTGACCATCCTGACGACATTCGTAAACTGAAGTCTCTTGAAGTCACGGGCGCCTGGCTTAATGAGGCCAGTGAACTCAGCCTGGAAGCCTTGGAGGCCGCTACGTCTCGCGTGGGTCGTTATCCATCTGCCGATGAAAACGGGCCCAGCTGGCATGGCGTAATCGCTGACACGAATTCCCCGGAAGATTCGTCGTGGTGGTTTGATCTTTCAGAGAACAAAAAACCGAAAGGCTATGAGTTCTTTGATCAGCCCCCCGCGATGATTGAGATTCAACCTAAAGACGGGAAGTCCCCTCTTGAGATTGGGGCGGCTCCGCAGTATGTTCCCAATGATGGTACCCATGGATTGCCTCCGGCGGAGAACATAGAGCATCTTACCGGGGGTTTTAAGTACTACGAAAACATGGTAGTTGCGAAGCCAAGAGAATGGGTGAATGTTTATATTTTGAACCAGTACGGATCTACCCGCGGGGGCAAAGTGATCTATCCCGAGTACGTGGACGCCTTGCATGCGTCGAAGAGGCCCCTGGTACCCTCTCCAGGTCAAGTGCTGTACGTTGGCTGGGACTTTGGCCTATCTTGCTCCTGCGTCTTTGCCCAACTTACTGCGCGCGGACAGTTGAGGGTGTTACGTGAGATCGGTGGTGAGGACATCGGTATCCAGCGATTTATCCGGGACTATTTCAAACCTTGCCTGACCCAATATTACGCGAATTTTTCGCTTGCTATGACGGGGGATCCTGCCGGCAGCCAGCGGAGTCAGTCTACAGAGCAGACGTGTTTTTCCGTGATGGCTGACGAGGGATTCCCTAACGTGGTTGCGGCGTCCACGAATGAGTTCGCTGCTCGCCGGGAAGCCGTCGCCTGGTTCCTGTCACGGCTGTCTCCGGAAGGCAGCGCCTTTCAACTCGATCCCAGTTGTCAAATTTTGCGAAAAGGTTTTTTGCGTGCGTATGCTTATCGCAAGATGCGCGCAGAGTCCTTCCAGCCGTTCGCGTTGCGCCCGGACAAGACCCAGGCGAGTCATTTGCAGGATGCCCTTCAGTACTTATGTTTATATTTAAGGGGTTCCGGGTATGCGTATGAGGCTTCTTCATTAGGAATGCCCCCCTCTCGCGGGCAACGGGAGATCCCCGTGGAAACTGTGTCCGCTCTCGGTTGGACGTAGGAGATCTTCATGAGAAAAAAGATTTGTGGAATCTACGGGTTTATTAATACGCTGGACGGGAAGTGGTACGTTGGCCAGAGTGTTAATGTGGAGGTTCGGCGTTTGAACCATCTTACGCAGCTTCGACGGGGGCTACACCACAATGTTCACTTTCAGGCGGCTTTCTTGAAATACGGGGAGTCGAGTTTTGAGTTTCATCTTTTAGAAGAAGTTCCGGAAGATTTGTTAGACATGCGGGAGCAAACTTGGATTTCTTATCACCAAAGTATTCAAGAGGCCTTTGGATATAACAGCGATACCGGAGGCAATTTACGCAAACACCCTTCGGAGGAGACCAAGAGGAGGATATCTTTGGCGCTCAAGAACCGGTTCTTTTCCGAAGAACATCGGCGCAAGATCTCCGAGGGTCTGCGAGGTAGGTTTGTGTCGGCTGAGACGCGAGCCCGAATTAGCGCGGCGAACTTGGGTAAAACGGTCTCCGCGGAGGTGCGGGAGGCCGTCTCCCGAACCCACAAAGGTAAGATAGTGTCTCCAGAAACTAGGAAGCGGATGTCAGATGCCCGAAAAGGCATGGTGTTTTCCGAGGAGACCCGGCGTCGGATGTCCGAAGCGGGTAAGAGATTGCGTCCTCCGGGGACTCCCTTTGCTCGGTAAAAACTTTAACTGCTCTGCGCTTGCTTTTTTCCCTTCTTCCTGTATAATATACACTGACCTAAGAAAGAATTCTCGGAATTTTTAATATGGATCCTAATCAAGCACCGAGCATGATCGTGGCCCTTGATACTTTGGTAGCTGATACGAAGCAAGCTATCAAGAAGGGCGAGCAGGGGGATAAGTACACTGCCATTGAAGGCGCGGTCGCTAATATTTTCCTCATTCATCAGCAAAGCAAACGCTACACCGGTGTCGAGGAATTGCTGATTTCCAGTTTGTACAGTTACAGTCAGGTTTATCAGATCGCAAAAAATGTCGAGTTGATGAAGACGGGCATGTCCACCGTGTTTCTTGGCATCGTGGGAGAGAAATGCACGGACGCTCAGTCCTGGTTGCAAGATGTCTTCCTGGGGGCCGATGAGAAACCTTGGCGGCTGAAGGCCACCCCTTCTCCCACTGTCCCGCCGCAGCTTTCTGCGATGGCACTGGCTTCCGGGGTACTTGCAGCAAAGGACTATTTGAAGAATCTTGGTCGGCAACCGGCACATGAGGACGGGCAGAAGGCGGCCTCGTTGGTTCGGCAGGCGATGCAGGACTCAATTCTTTTGGAGGTTGACCGGCGTGCCAAGTTGGTGGAGCGTAAGATTGACGACCAGTTGACCGAGGGGGGTTGGGAGTCGGCGCTGTTGGATTTTATTTTTGATGTGGTTGTGACGAAGGCCGGCATTCTCAAGGGTCCGATAACCCGTTCCCGGCAAAAGCTGGAATGGAAGACGGACAAGGACGGCAAGTCCAGGGCGTCCTATAAGTGGATGCCCACGGTGACCGTGTCCCGGGTCAGCCCGTTTGATGCGTATCCGTCAGCGTCCACCGTGGGATTCGAAGGTGACTTTATCGAGCGCACTCGGTACACGATCAACGATCTGTACTGGATGTTAAAACAAAAACATTTTATCGAGAGCCAGGTCCGGTATGTCATTAACCGGTTCCAGGGGCTGGCAGGGGGCGACCTGCGGGTGGTTGATTCGACGCTTGCTCCCATTCTGCAGCGGCAGACGGGCATTGCCAAGATAGCGGGGACCGTGGAAGGCCTGGACTTCTGGCTCACGGTCACTGGACAATTTTTAATCAACTGTGGGTGGAAGGAACTTCCGATCAGCGGCACTGTTACGGCCGACGAGTTGTATAATGTGGAGATTATCTCTGCGGGTGGCAAGGTGGTGTTCATCGGGGAGAACGAGGACCCCCGTGGACTGAAACCTTATTTCAAGACCGGGTGGCAGGGAATCCCGGGAAGTTTTTGGTTTCGTGGACTTCCCGAGATTTTATTGGACATTGGGGACATTGGCAATGCGTCAGCGCGTTCCTTGGTCAACAACATGGGGTTGGCGTCAGGATTTCAGGGCATTATCCCCGACATCCAGCGCGTGATCCCTGGCTCTTTGACAAATATGTTCCCGCATAAGACGTGGCAGTTCAGGAATCCGACGGGGTCTTCGGTGCCGCCGATCAGTTTTGTACAGCCAGAGACGAATGCGGCCGTACTCATCAACGTCATCGAGAAGTGCCGGGAGTGGGCGGATTCCCGTTCCGGGGTGCCGAAGTATCTGGTGGGCGGTTCACCTCCTCCGGGTGTTGGCCGGACGTCGAGCGGGATTTCGATGTTGCTGAACAGCGCCGCCAAGGGCATTCGGCGCGTGGTAATCAACATTGACCAGCAGGTGATTTGCCCGTTGTTGGGCCGGATTTATGAAAAGGATTTGATTGACTCGAAGGATGCTTCGGTCATGGGCGATGTGGAAGTGGCGCCGGCCGGGGCGGTTGAGACGTTGATCAAGACTGAACTTGCCGAGAAGCGCCTGGGTCTGTTGGAGCAGATTGAGAAGTCGGAGGATCGCGGCATGATCAGCGCGCAGGGCCGGTCGGAGCTGTGGCGTGAGGCGTTCAGGTCCGCCGAAATGGAAGGGCCCGCTCTCATGGTTCCTATTGAGAAGATCGAACAGCAAGCGGCGGCGGAGGATGCCGCGGCCTTGCAGAAGACGCAGGCGGAGTCCCAGGCGGCCCAGGCCGATGCGCAGGCCAAACAGTTGCAGGTGCAGGTTGAACAGGCAAAACTCGATGTTGAACGGCAGAGACTTCAGATGGAGTCAAAACTCTTGGGGCTCAAACTTCAAGCTCAGATTTCGGAGAATCAAGCGAGAGCCGCGGTGACACGGAAAATGTCTTCTAATGTTGACCTAAAAAGTGCGCAACTTATAGGGGCGGCCAACGTCCCGACACAGGAGGAAAGAGACAATGCTCTACGAAATGCCGCACCAGGAGTGGCAGCAACTCCAACCCCTCCGGCCCCTGCCGGGGTTCCAGATGCTAATGCAGTCCCTCCGGAGTTACCGCCAGGAGGTCCTGGAGAGCCTGCCCCTGCTGGAGAGCCCGGAGCTGGCGAAGTCCCAAGGAATGGTCCAGTTCCTGAACCAGTTCCTGTTGGTCCTTGATACGGAACCGCCGAAAGAAGATGTTGTAGAGGAAAGTGTCGAAACGAAACCGCGCCATAACGGCGCCCTTTGAAGGAGGAGTGGTATGAAGAAATTGATGGTTGGTTTAGTGGGCGCCCTTGTACTGTGCGCCGGTGTGGCGTGTGCGAACGATTATGAACAGTTGATGGTCGGGAAACTTTATGCCAACCGGATTGTTCTGAGTAACACTCAGGTCACGGCTACCGCGGATCAGTTGAATTCGGCCGGGTCGAAGGCTTCGCTCGCGGTGACCAATGCGACGGTTGCCGGTGGGGTTCTCAGTGGCGTTTCGGCGGGCGTTGTGACCAATGCGACGGCCACGGGTGTAATCACCTTGCAGAAGGATACC